TTCTGGTTTCGTACATTGACCAACCAGCTATTTTTTCTCCTCTTATACTATGAAAGACTGCAATCTTTCCATTATGTGTTGTTCCACTATTAACAAAGAAAGCAAATTGTTCTGGTCTACTTAAACTTCCACTAATCATTGTTATTTGTTTAGGTGAATCAATTAATTGAGAAGATAATACAGAAATAGAATTAGAAGAATAAGCTGCTTCTGTATCAGAAAATAAATATTCACGAATTGCTTTTCCATTCTTTTGAGAAAATACAGTAGCTCCATCAAAGACTACTGGATTTGCACGACTTGATCCAAAAGGAGTTTGTCGTCTAAATGCAATATTACTTGGAGTAACTGCAGCTATATCAGAAGAAGTAGGAACATAATATTCACCACCATCTGTAAAAACTTGTAAGTTTCTTGAAGAAACAAAATGTCTAACTTCATTTACCCTGTCTCCAGCGATGGCAACATCTATTGCTTCATTCGCGTTCCCACTTCCAACATCAAAGTTGAAATATTCCCCTACTTGACTTGCAACAACAGAAGATGGTTTTGAAGAATTACCACCAAACCATAACCTATTATCATGGAAAGATACAGCTTGAGGATATCCTCTATGGCTTGACCATAGTTGTTCATCCCAATCTGCATTTGCTCCCGTTCCAGCTAATGTTTCTCTTACACTAACAACAACAACAGTTGTATTAGTTCTTCCAGTAATATCTATTTCTTTACTGCCAATACGAAGTGTTTTGCCTACCCAATTTGCATCTGAATCAAAAATAGCAGTTGAAGCAGTTACATTTACTCCAGTACCTGAAGTAGCTGCTGGTGTTAAAGTTACTGCATCATCTTCATATTTATAATAAGGTTGGTATCTTGGATAACCAGAAGAATGAGTAGAAAAAGAAAGAGCTGATACAGAAAAGCTAGTAGCACTAGCTCTATTAATTTTTCGTATTGCATTATCTCTATGACAAACAATAACTGTATCTCCAAATTGAGCAAAATTTAATTCAAATAATTGAGCAGTAGACCAGTTAGCATTAGAAGTTATATTTGATTGAACAGAAGTTCCTGAAGAATTATAAATATCTAATCTATTATTTGATAAAGCAAATATTGCTACCTCATCATTAGAAAATATAAATGGTACTATTCTTGTTTCTCTTGTTGAAAAACTAGCTGTATATGTTGTGCCGGGTCTACGCATAACACCACCTTCATCAAGAAGATACCAGTTACGACATTGTTTAGCTCCATCAAAATATGCTTTTGCATCTGTGCGAGCTGCTAAAAGAGGGTTAAGTTCTCCAGCCGAAAAGTTAGTTAATACAGTTCGTATTTGTCTAGCCATTTAATCCAAAACCACTTGTTCGAGTTGATCGTCTATGTTCAATAAATCGATTTGTAGCAAGTTGGTTGGATGTTGTTTCTTGAGATTCAGAGTTTCTAGCAATCAATAATTGTCTTTCTGCTAGTTCGTTAAATTCTTTTATCATACCAGCATCTCTAGCAACAGCTCCAGCATATATACTTGCTAGTTTATATTCTAAGGCAAGACGGAAATAGGGAGGAAATTTACTTTCGTCTTGTCTAAAAATATAATCCATAATAACAGTTGAAGTAGAACCATATCCATCAAGATAAATTTTATCTTCATATCTTTCGTATCGTAAAACATTATCATTAGAAGTAACTGTAATTATTTGTAAAACTAATGGACTTGTTGGCATTTGATATGCATATTCCCATCTACCAACAGGTGTGCTTGATAAAAGAGATAATTGTTTTTGACCAGTAGCAAAACCCCATCTATGTCTAGTAAGAGTTGCTTCTACTATTTCTTCATAAATATTATTTGTTACTAAACCTTCTGTACTATCATCTGAAAAGGATGATATAGGAGAAGCTCCTATCATTATTAAAGCTCTTGAAGCTATATCTACTTTTGTTACTGCCATAGTTTCCTTTTAATATGGGGGAATAAATCCCCCATATATATTTGCTTTAAGTACCGTTAGTGGTAGTGACAGTTGTTGCTCCAGTTGCTGATGTAACTACTAACACATCTACTGTTTCAGTTCCTCCAGCAGCACCAACACAAAGGATAACATCGTTTTCCCTTAAGTTTTGGTAGTCGCTGTTAAAGTAACCAGAACCAGCAATCGTGCCAACAGCATCGCCATCAACATAAAGCCAAACAGAGTTAATACCACCTTCAGCGATTTTCCTTAACGGATTATCAGTTGCGTAAGCCATATTAATCTCCTATTCTGCACAGAGCTGTACTCTAGCTCCGTCACCATCAATTAACACTGATCCCAAACTTAACATTGAAGTAATTAAGTGTGAAACTTTTTCAGGAATATAATTAATTTCTGTTTTCACGTCTGCACCGATACCAAGACCACAAGCTGACTTATGAAAAGCCAATGTTTGTCTGTCAGTAGCGACTGTAAGACCTGAATGTGAGAACATTAAGAATCCCATCCATCGTTTCGCAGTTTGCTCTCCTGCTAAGAATGGTAATCCAGAAGGTCCGATATAATCTTGAGAAGCGAATTGCTGGATACCCATCAAGTCTCCCCATTGGTCAGGACCAACTGCCCAGTACCTTTGGTTGTCATCAGGAACATCATTATTCCCGAAAACTGTAAGCATATTTTGTGCTTTAATTAACGTCATGTTTGTTGCTGAAGAATTAATGTTGTTAGCAATAGATGTAGCAGCTTTTAAAACAGTAATTAAGACATCATCAGTTTTTCTTCCTAACGCATATGCTGCGTTTTTAGCAAGAACACCTCTTTCGTCGATATTTACTTTAAGCTCATCTAATTTATCAACATAATCTGCTGCATAGTAATCAGACATGGTAGCACTCACGTTAGTGTGTGCAGAGTTCATAGCTACTACTTCAGCATGTCTAGCTTTTGTAGTTGCAGAACCTTTAGCTAATTTTTGAAAAGTTACAGTAGAGCCATTAACACCATTAACAGTTCTAACTAAATTTTTCAATTTAGCTCCCATACGCTGATATGCCATATGCACTTCAGCTTCAAATTGAGTTATAAAAGCATTGGTAATTGAAGTTGCCATTATATACTCCTATTCAAAGGTTGTTATTTAGTTTTTTGCTTCACTTATCTCTTTGATTAACTTGTGTTATCCATAGTCGACATAGGCACAAATACCCACAAAAGAGGGCTTGGTAAATATATTTCAGAAAAAATGATTATTTTCAACGCACATTATGTATGTGTTGCTCTAATTCTTTCAATATCTTGGGGTTGTCTTTAAAAACTGCCATTAAACCATTAGTAATACTATTAACGACTATTTCTTCTTTATTTTCATTATCTAGTGGTTGTCCTGATTGTGTTAAAGAATTATAATAAACTACTGCATGAAGTATCTCATGTAATAGAGTACAAGCATAATCTATTTTTGTTAAATCTTCTTGAATAGAAATACTATTTTTTCGATGATCAAATTCACCATAAGAATCACTTGGTTTAGAAAATGATGCTTTTTCGTGAACTATATCTATATTTTGATACCCTACCTTAACTTTAGAGCTTCGCTGGAGCTGTGCCATATTTCTGTTCATAGAGCTTTGTCACTCTAGTTATATATGCATTATCTCGTCTTGTATCATCCCAATAACGAGGATCACGCATCATAGCTCGTAAATCATCTTCACTAGCATCAACATCTATTTTTGTATCTTCTTTAGGCATTGGAGCATCTTTTGTTAAATTCATAATTTCTTCCAACACTTTAACATTGTTAGCGCTAGTTGCTATGTTTGCAACAGATTCATATGCACTAGAAGATAAATTTTTCTTTGCCCATAAATCAACAGCTTCTATACGTTGTTTAGCATTATCTCCTAATTCTTGCATTTGTTGTTCCTGACTAGGAATACTATTAACTGCATTATCTACAAATGCTTTTACACCTGAATTAAATTCATTTTGAGATAATCCTTTTTCACGTGCAAACTCTCCCCACCATTGTACTAAAGGTAAATCAGGTTCTAAATTAACTTCTACTCCTTCAGGAATATCAGGAGTTACTAATTCATAATCTCCATCAGGTACATTAGCTTTTTGTTCTTTAACTATATCTTCTCGAATTGATTTAGTTAAATCTTCTGTTCTTTGTCCTAATTTAGATTCTAATGATTTATAACTTGATCCTAATGCTTCAATATTAGGTTCTTGTCTTTCTGCATCCCAAAACTTTTCAGGTACATAATCTGGTCTTTCTATAGTTTCTTGTTGTGGTTGCCCAGTTTCGTCATTCATTATTGTTCCTTTCCTTTGTTAATTTTATTTTGAATAATTGCAAATAAATATCGCATACCTTCTAAATGAAATAATTGATTATTACTTACATTTGGACCACTTACAGTTTCTGCTGTAATAGATTTCAAATACGCTAAAACTTCTTTACCAGCATCTGTTTTAAAGACAGTAGCAAAAAGTTTATTCATCTTCTGTTCTTCAACAGAAGGTTCTGGTATTTTAGATTCTTTGTTCTGGAGTTTGTCCCATGTCATCTTGACCAATATTACCTTGTTGTGAAAGGTTTTGCAACTGATTTGCTAATTCTTGTTGTTCTGCTGCATCCCTTATTAATTTTTCAGGAAGATTCATTTTTGCAGCTAAATATTTAGCTACTTCATCTTGTTTAACTATCATATTTAACATTTGAGGTCCGAACGTCATTCCAATAATTTCATTAAATCGAGTAACATCAGCAACATCTTGTTGGTGTTGTGCTTGAGCTAAAGGAGAACGAGGAACGACTTTTACTTCTTTTCCATCTATTCTCGGTAATTCAATTCTTCCTTGTTTTGTTAAAATACGAATTACTCTACGAAGTAAAGGATTAACAAACTCTGATTGTAGTCTACCAAATGAAGAACCAATCTGTCTTGATAAATCAGCCATTCTTTCTGATACTTCAGTAGCTGACATTGGTGTACCTTCAGGTCTACCAAGTGTTTCCATATATAATGCTTTTTTAATATTTTGTCGCATATCTTGAAGAACTAATTGTGCAACATCAAAATTACCAGCAGCCGATATTGGAACTAAACCTCTACTGCCAGGTGATACAGGAATAAGACTGCCCGGAACTAATTGTATATTATCAGGATTAACTACACCATCATCTTCAAAAGTATAGACACCACTAATTGCCATCTGTGCATTTTGTAAAATTAAT